CCATTGTTTTCATCTTTGATATATTCTTCCTTCTCTTTGCATGTTGCAGATGCAAAGAAAAGATAGACAGAATAGAGCATGTTTGAGGCAGAGATTACACTGACCCTCCTTTTAGGCACCTGGATTTTGTATGAACTCTATGGTCGCCAGGCGCTACAGTGGATTACAGATTGGACATGGACTATCCGCATTGTGGGAGGGGCGGCCTTCGTAGGCTATTTTCTCTACCAGAATCCTTCCGATACTCTGGGCTTCGCCCGGCAGATTTTCTTGGATCCTGCGCTTCGAGAGACTCCTGTTTTTCGAGGTGGTGCCTCCATCGGAAAAGAGAAGCGAAATGTTACGGGGCTCATGAAGAAAAAGGTTGCAGCTGATCAAAAATGGGCCTGTGGCCATTGTCAGCAAACTCTAGATGAATCCTATGAGGTAGATCACAAGATAGCACTCTTTAATGGCGGTAGCAATGATCTCGAGAACTTGGTTGCACTCTGTCGAAACTGTCATGGAAAAAAGACAATGAAAGAACGGCTTGTCTAAAATCAGGGTGATCCATAGAGGATGATACCAGCAATACGACCCCTAGTCCCTGCACCCTTGGGCCCGGCACCCATTGTTCGGCCATCGGCCACTGGGCTTGTTGCACCTTCCTTAGGTCTCACAAGTGCGGGGGCAACCGCCGCCCGATCAGTCTCCTACGCATTAAATTCCTACGGAGGTATGTATGTTATTTATGCTCTTCTGCTGGGTGTATTAATCGCGATAATTGTTCTGATTACAGATGCCTTTTTTCCATTTCTGCCAATGAATCCAATTATGGGTCCTTCTGCTTTTGCACGGGCGGGGCAATCTTTTTGGACAACAATTCCCCCCGATGCAGAAAATTTAATTGTTCCCGAAAGCCTATCACCCACTGTCGCGGCGGCCTCCTATTCCATGTCAGTCCAGATGATTTTAACAGATAGCCGTGGATCCCATATGGGAAAATTCCGGCATGTACTTCATCGTGGATCAAATCCGTGTGGTATTTCGAGCACCAAGGCAGGGCCATCAGGACACGCCAGTGTGCAAGTAGCCGATTTGCCGCCACCCACCACGGATCCCAACTTTGTTGCCACGGGGCTACCCGATCTGATGAATCCTGGCCTAATGCTTGATACCTACAAAAATGATCTGCAGGTTATGATTCATACCAAGAGTCGGCCGGTTGATGGCAGTGGCGATTATAATCTCTTTTTGGAAAGTTCCACGATCGAAAATCTGCCATTGAATACGCCTATTACGATAGGAATAATCTGTAACAATAAAACGGTCGAAGTCTATGTAAATTGCAAATTGTATACTACAATGCTTCTGAACGGTACCCCGTATTTACCGGCACATATGAATCAGTGGTTTGGGCGATATTGTACGTATCCATTCACAGGCCTTGTTAAAAATTTACAGCTGTGGACGGCTCCTCTGGCTTCAGGCGACTATCAAAAGGTATGCAGCACGGGCAGCTTTGATACTCCTGATTTACCGGTTGTCTGCCCTGCTCCACCCATGCCGCCTGTGCCCAAGAAGGATTAGACATGAATCATCTCATTTCTAAATTTCACTCGATTATCCTCATGTTTGATCAGCCATTCACGAGTGTTTGCAACAGGATTCTGAATAATAATTAATGCTTTGGCCGAACGTATATAGAATATAAGAAGGGACATGGCTACAGCGACAGCTGCCATTCCCAGGCAGACACCCACAAATATATAGATTTTTGATAGATCGGAGGATACTGCAGCTCCAGATATAGGGGTTCCAACAGACCTAGACCCAGTGGGCCCTAGAATATTCATCGAAGGTGAAGCCGCTACAAGATCCATTATCTGTATGTCATTCATGCTTAGTAGCCATACAGAGGGATTTGATATAGAGAAGGTCACTTGAAACTGTTGGATAGGAGAGAGAAGCCTATGTATCGCTGTAAGATTCAAACAAACAATGGATCCATTGCTTCTCAGCGAGGCTGCTGTGAGATCAAAGGGTAGTGCTGCATCATTTGCATCTGTAATATTTATTATAGATACGGTTTCAAGAGGAGATTGAAATATGCAACCCAGGGCGGCCTGAATCTGACGAATGCCGGTTGGCTGCAAGGCAGTAACGAGAAGTGTATCGCTAAATACAATTCTCTTAAGAAAAAGCGCTGAAGATTGTGTTTGAGGGACCGCCGCCATAATAGAAAGCCCTATTGCAATAAGAAATTGAAACATTCTACAGAAAAGGTCGTGCAACAATTTCAAAGGTCAAGTTTTACTCTATTTTAGTCATCCTACAGTAGAGGATATGGCAGCCGCATTAGCAGGACTTTGGGGGCCAGGGGCAGGAGCAGGAGCCGTTATTTCAAAACTAGGAGGGGCCCCTGCTGCATTTACAGCGGCGACGGGCGTCCCTTATTACATCCCACTTGTCGTGATTGTAGTTATCTTGATTGCAGTTGCCATTATCATTATCTACAGTATCTCTGCAGCGAAGTCTGCACCTGCAGTCAGCGTAGAGGGTCCGATTGACCTTTTTCCGACAAAAGATTTGATTTTAGTCGATCGCACAACTGCCCGAAATTTGCTTAAAAATAGTTATACAATTGCTTTTTTTCTAAATATTACGGCAGTCCCCGATATGCGGGTGGCGGCAACTCCCCTCCTGACTTGGCCCGGTGTATGGAATCTCGGCTACAATGCTGCACAGGAACAATTAGTATGGACGATGTATCCCTACCCAGATGCTGATGGAATTATGTCACCCACCCTGAATTTACCACAGCCAAATGTTCCTATGCAAAAATGGACGCAGATTGTCGTTACATGTGAAGGTCGCACCATGGACTTTTATGTAAATGGATCCCTGTCTGAATCATTTACACTTTCGAATCTCCCCAGCCCTCCTTCTGCATCCATTACAAAAATTCCGAATGGTGTGATGGGCCAGGCAGCCTACATCCAAACATGGCCCCGGCGTTTAACAATGGGTGAAGTGGCCGATAATTATCTCGCTGTCACTGACTCTCAAGGTCGACCTCTTCTAACAAAATCCCTTTTTTCGGCTCTCTTCTCCCCGAATCTCTTTTGTCCCAGCGGCAATTGCAATGGATCAACCCCTACGGCAACTCCCTCTCAAATATGGGAGTTTCCCTATCAGTAAATGGATCCCTTCAGTAGAAGATGGATCAAGCAACGGCATTTGTCCAAGATAATGGCAGTATGATCGGTACAGTTGTTTTCATCATCCTTGCGCTTATTGTTCTGTACGTCATCTACAGTTATATGTATCCCGCCACGGATCCGACCTATGTTCAGTTCTTGCAAAATGAGGCGGATGCACGATCCGTAGTCCCCGTGTCAAAGCGCCCTCCGACAATCTATACCGGAGGTGATTTCACAATCAGTATGTGGATTTACATTGATGACTGGAATTATCGTGTGGCCTCCCCCAAGTTTCTGTTTGCCATCCAGGATCAAAACCTTAAGATCCCTATTACGGCCATCCTGACGCCCTACAAGAATAACATGATCGTTGGTGTCAATACAGTTGCAGCTGGAAATGCACCCGCCCTGACTGATTATGCAACACTAGTGAATCTGATGCAAAATAAGATTAGCACGAGCATGTTTGATTCTGGACTTGGCACGGATTTCCCTGGCCCTGTCATGCCAGCGCCTCTGGGTCCTGGGGGGGAGCGCAATCCGGCTATTCAGCCTCCAAATGGATTTAATCCAAATCTACCGCCCGGCCCCGGCCCCAGTGAAAGCAGTGTCCAAGTAAATGATATTCCTCTCCAGCGCTGGACCTGCCTGACGTTTGTCAGCAGTGACAAGGTATTGGATATCTATGTTGACGGAAAGCTGACGCGCAGTACAGTCTTTTCACATGTACTGAAGGTTCCCCGCGGCCCCCTCTCCTTTCGTATGGGCGAATTTGGAGGCTTCGGTGGTCGCTATTCTTCTGTACAGATGTGGAATCAGCAGCTGACCCCCGATACCATTTATGGAATCTATATGATGGGTCCGACACAGGCGCAGCACAATATCCTGACAGACATTTCCAAGTACCTGAATTTGAACGTCAGCTTCACGGGTTCCGCACCCGGTCAGCCGATTCAGACATCCGCCCCTTCCAATCCATTTGGACAGATAGAAAATGCGGCAAAGCAAGGCTTCGGAGGTCTCTCGCAAGACTATAATTCTATCGCAGCCGGTGCTTCGCAGGATTATTCTTCCCTGATGCAGCGTCTATAAAAACTCTACGGTTAAAAAGCCTACGGTTAAAAAGCCCACGGTTAAAAGCCGCTGCTTCTCTTAGAGAATGGATGGTGTCCTAGCAGCTTTGCAAAAATTCGTCACCGGCACGGGTCTTCTTGCCCAGATTATACAATACGCCGTACTGGTACTGATTGTTTACTTTGTCCTTCTAGCAGGTAGCAGTATTATTAACATGGTGGAAACCTATAGTGATTCCACTACAATGATTCTGCCGCTTCTGTATGACAGCCCAAAGGTCATTTATCAGGATCCTAACCAGCAGGGTGCCATTACCATCAATCCCTCTGTAAATGCACCGGGCGGTCTTGAATTCTCCTATTCCTGCTTTCTTTTCATAAAGGGCACCACCTTCCAAGGTACATCCAACGGTCTTCGCCATATTTTCCACAAGGGTTCCCCGGTCTATAAGCCGCTTATGTGCCCCGGTGTCTTTGTACGCAATAATGACAATACTCTTGTTGTGTATATGAATAACGCCAGTGCGTGGAACACAAACTGCGAGATTCCGAATCTTCCTATCAATAAATGGTTTCATCTGGCCATCGTTGTTCGCAACATGAACACGGATATCTATCTGAATGGCAATGTGGCCCACCGTATACAGCTCCCGGCAGTCCCTATGCAGAATTTTGGTGATCTCTACACCTTCAAGTCGGAGTCCTTTAGTGACCAGGGATCTGCCCCTCCCGAGGATGTGTTTAATGTAGTGGGCGCCGCCAATGCCTACATCAGCCGCCTTCAGTACTCGGCTTATGCTCTAAATTATGAGCAGATCGACAAGATGATGCGCGATGGCCCTTCTACACAGCTGGATTCCGCATCCCAGGATCTCCCCCCTTATTTGGCTGACTCGTGGTGGGTTACTTATTATGGCTCAAAGTGAGTATCTAAATAGTTTATTATATAAATCAATAGATAGATTCTACAGATTTATATATAGAAGTATGAACTTATTTGCGAGAAGAACGCGAAGAGCGTGAGCGGCGCCTTGTACGAAGCTTTCTCCTAGTGTTTCTGCGACCACCCTCCCAATCAACATTTCCAATGATAATAGGGCCACATGGGGTTGTTTGTTTACAACGCGCCCTGCTTAGCGGATCTAGATTATGCCAAAAACCTGCGAACTCTTCACATTGATCCTTGTTTTTCAAGTGAGGAATTAATCTGCAGACGGGCATATTATACTTATCTATGAGATTAAAAAGTCAAAGTCTAAAAAGACTACCTATTCGTAGAGTAAATGCCAGGCGGTGGTGAATTAACCTTGGTCGCTTTTGGCAGTCAAAATGGAATAGTCAGCGCAAATCCTGAAATGACGTTTTTCTATAAGGTATTTAAACGCTATACACATTTCAGTCAGGAATCCATAACCATCCCACTGGATGGCCCCAACGAGTTGGCGATGGATAATTCTATTCGTCTTCGCGCCAAGATCCCACGATCTGCAGATCTCCTTTCCGATCTGACCCTGGTATTTGATGTTCCACCGATCTACAGCAAAATTATGCCCGATAGCTACAATCGCAATTTTAGGTGGATCCGCATGTTGGGTGCGAATATCATTGACACGATCGCTATCTATGTGGGTGGTTCCAAGATTCAAGAATTTACGGGAGAGTGGTTGGCGGTCCGGGCTCAACTCGATCTTCCGGCCGATAAATATCTTAAGTGGCGTTCTATGGTGGGCGATGTTCCCGAACTTAACAATCCTGAATGGGGTGTGTATGGTCGTGCCTCTAATTATCCCTATGGACCCGGCACCTATCCGGCCTGTGTGGTGGATGCTAGTGAGAATAGTACAGGCCCCTCTATTCCAACACGACAGATTCGTGTGCCTCTGCCCTTCTGGTTTTCGGAAGCCTGGGGTCGTGCCCTCCCGCTCATCTCACTCCAACTCCATGAAGTGGAAATTCAGATTACAATGCGCACCCTGCGAGAACTCTATCGTATAGCGGATCAGACCTTTCAGAAGGAGCCATTGATCTATGGTCGCGGCCTTAATCAGGATTATTCAAAACCCACCTCGAATAATCCAGCGAATCCCTTTGGCCCCGAGAATGATAATCTCACTCTGCAAACACAATACAGTGCCTCCACAGATCCTTATGGACAACTCAATAACTTTTATTCTGCACCTGGCGATCTCCAAGTATCACAGCAAGGCTTTAATATGTCAGCCCACCTCGAAGGCAACTACATTTTTGTGACGACCAAGGAACAGGTTATGTTTGCGGAACGAGAGTTGAATGAGCTAGTCCATCAAGTTCAGGTCTTTAATTTTCCCAGTATTGCCGCTGCACGGAAACTGGATCTAGATGCCCATGGGCTCCTTAGCCGTATTGTATTTTTTGGGCGGCGTTCCGACGCTCTGGATGTTCGCAATGACTATACGAATCTCAGCAATTGGAAAAATCTCAACCAGGCGGCTTATTGGCCAGCGGTGAATGCGGGTCCAGGAGACCCCACCAATAATTCCGGCCTTGCACTGAGAGGTATTCAGCGGGATATTCTTCAGGCCGCACATCTTGTCTGTGCTGGTAATGATCTATTTGAACCAAAACCGGCGGCCTACTTTGAAGTACAAAACCCCTATGCCTGTACTACAGGAGCGGGATTTTCGGGGCTCCATCCAGGGTCAATCAAACCCGATGATGTTATGGGTCCCATTTATCAAATCGAT